CACCTGTTCCCCCGTTACCACCAATTCTAGTTAATGCAATCATAGTGATATTTGCTTTTAATTTAGACTCTTTTAAACTTGCGTGTGATACAGCAACCATCCAAGGACGTAAAACATAATCTACAAATGAAGTATTATTTTCTAATATTTTAACATCTAAAGTATTAAACGGTGTTCTACCCATACCCACAACACCTTGTATATAACCAGTATTCGTTGTACCAACTCTATTTAAAGTTCCACTATCACCAACCACACTAACGCCTTGGGCTAATAATAAATGTTTACCATTAAAACTATACTTATTCATTTCCTTTAAATCATATATAAATAAACCCTTTTCATAGGCATTTAAAACTTTACTTACATTTGCACAAACGTCTTGAAAATCAATATCGATAAGCCATATATCATTTAATGATATACCACTAAATTTATTTAAAGTCGTCGTTAAAAATTGGTTATATAAATTGTAAAATGCTGGATTAAATGGTGTAATAGCAGATTTTAAATCCATATTTTGATTCTGATTTTGAGCACGTTGTTCATATTTTACCCAATCAGGGTTTACTTTAACAGGAACATTATTTGGAGTTTCTTGAAATTGCGGAAAAGAATCAAGACCACGATCTGCTTCCATATCAAGTATAGGAGTAAATCCAGTATCCTTGAATAAGTCATTTGGTGTATATTGAACTGGTGTTTCTTTTTTTAATAGATTAGCAATATTCAAATTCGCTGGTATGAGACTTCTAATTGTTGTTGACATAATACACCTTTAAAGTATTTATAAGAAAAGACAAAAAAACACCGTCAAGTTATAAACCTAACGGTGTTTTCAATAATCTTAATGATGAACTTAAACTTCGTTCCACCACTGATATGCCATCGTAGCATCAAATTCTCTTGGAGCACCAGCACCTTGAATGTCATAAGATACTTCACCCAACTTGACAATATAAATACCCTTGAGTTCGTATGTACGAATTGCTGCAAGATTCTTATCAAGTAACTGTACGGTAGCAGTTTCCACTGGCACACCATACTTACCACTTGAGGTGTTGACATCAAACAACTCGGTCATCCAGGCACTTAATTTTGAACGAATATTATTCGCTTCATCTGAGTGGAATTTAACAGCCCATCCATCTGATCCTGTATACTTGACAGAACCTGGTACGTTAAATTGTAAACCCATATAATTCACAGCCTGATTGGTGATTTCTTTTCCGGGTAAAGTAGCGGTCTTAATATAGACCATATCATCAGTTCCAAGTGGCCCTAATGTTACCACACGAAATTGAAAGTCTCTAGCGAATTCACGCTGTTGAGCGATGTCATAGAATTTTTGGATGCCAAGTTCTGCCATAATTTTTCTCCTTATAAAGTGTTTCTTATAATTATTTAGTATTTTGTCCGTCAATTCTATCGCTTTTTAAAATATTTTCTAATTGCCATAAAGGTTGAAGATTGGTATAATGAAAGCATTTCTTTTGTTGTTCTGGATCACTTAAATCGAATGATGCACATGGTATAATGTGATCCATATTCCATTTATCTATACCAAAACCATAATTATCCCAATTCATACCATTATTGAACTGTTGTTCTAAATGTAATTTTAATTGTTCCATAGTACAACCTAATAAGTCTAAAGTTTTCTTACACTTATTTTTACCCTTTAAAACATGATGTAATCGTCTACGAAGATTACAAATTAATTTAAAATTTATATCATTAACTCTACGTTGTTTTTGTTTTAAATAAATCTCAGATTTATGATTTTCATAATATTTTTTAGTGAGTTTACTATGATGAGCTTTATTTTGCTGATACCATTCATCTCTATATTTTTCGTAATACTCACTGTGTTCTGTATAATATTTCTTACGATTAATATCCATATGTTCTTTATTATCTTGATAATATTTCTGATTTTTAATCTTTAATCGTTCTTCGTGTTTTAATCTATAAGCTTCAATATTTGGTTTATTATTTTTATCGTGACATTCTTTACAGATAGTTCTATACTTATTCTGATCTTTTCTAAAATAAAATTCTGTAGTATCTTTTTCTAATTTACATCGTTTACATATTTGTTTCATAAAATTTATTTATACCTTTCAAGTTACGAAAAAGACGAGCTTTTACACTCGTCTTTCTCTTTTTATTAACCAGCCAATTCCTTAAAGTTAGCATCAGTACGAGTTGCATAGAAAGTACAGATGATGAACTCAGCAGTTCTAACAGGCTTCAAGTAAATATCCACAGCCAATTCATTGTTATCAATTGTTTGTGGGGTGTTATTCTTTTCAGAACAGATTAACAAGTAATCATAAACACCTTCATTATTCTTAGCCAAGTCGAATAAAGGCTTCAATGTGTTGATAACTCTAGTACGTGTAAACACAGTATTAGGTTCAGCAACGAAATATCTCATTGTCTTCATTGTAGCACGTTCCAAAGTCAAGAACAATCTACGTACATTGATTCTGTCAAAGGCAGAAGGCTTAGTTTGAAGAGTCTTTTGACCCCAAACTGTAATGCCATCACCAGTGAAGAACACTACAGGATTGATACCAATCTTATAGATAGCGTCCTGTTGTTTTTGATTTGTACGAACAGCAATGTTTGTAACACTTCTTACGATACCGTTGTTCAAGCCCATAGGAGCAGCCCAAGGATACAATAAAGAATCTAACTTAGCCATAATTGCGGCTTGATATCCTGAGAATGGCATCCAGATATACTTCTTAGCAGAGGCATCATAAATCTGTACCCAATTTGCATAAGCACAAGAATAACTAGAATTTGCACCATTATAAAGATTCTTCAATGGTGTCATAACATGTTGAGGGAAGTTACGACTCTTGCTATCCAATGTCTTACTATTCTGACCTTGTACGAAAATACCACGAACAGGATCGGAAATATGAAGACAATCTTTACGAGTATCTTGACAGAACGTATTGAATATGTTATATACCGTTCTATGAGCAGAGGCAAAAGGTCCAAGATTACCATCAGTTGAGTTGCCTAAATCACCCATGATATCAACAGTATTTCTAGCATCATCGAATACCATATCACCCGGAGGAGTAGCATCATATGTGTATGTCCAAATTGTGCTTAAACCACCATCAAGTACAAGGTCGATATCCATATCAAGAACACTATCAACAAGCAATAATGCTCTATCAAGTTTCTTAGGAATATCACCCGTATAAGTAGCAACACTATCGGTCTTCTTACATGGTTTGTAATTACCAAGAGGATTCAAAACCTTATCTGCATCAGTATTAATAACTTCCTTAACATTACCAATTTCAGCAATATTAGGGTTTACATACATATTAAGATATGTAGAATCAGTCTTAACTTTATCAGCAATATAGAAACTCTGAGTTGTCTTTGTAACTGCATCTGTACGAAGATCAGTAGCCATTAAACCACCAGCAAAACGTTCAACTGGTGTGAAATAAAGCTTGTTAGGATCATCAGCATATACTGATGTTCTCAAACGGAATACATAAACAATAAGAGAGTCATCGAATGTTGGATCACTAAAATCATAAGGGAAAGCAGTTTCAACAACTTGAGAAATGCTTCCGTTAGAATTAGAATCGCCAGTTAAGGTAAATCCAAGAACTGATGAAGCAAGAGGTGAAAGAACCGTGGTATTACTCTTAAAGGTGTTTACACCAAGAATTGAGTTATAACCACTAAGAATGTTATCCTTCATGGTTGAGTTATCAGCTACAACAACATAGTAACCCTCTTGTTTCTCGTCAATTGTGGTCTTACCCTTATTAACGATAATCATACCAGCGTTACCAATATTACCAATACCTGTTACAGCCTGTCCAGCAGTAGCGTTCCAAGTAATATTATTAACTTGTAAATCTTCGTATTGTGATTCGGTTAAAGGAATAACTGTAGGAGCACCAATCTCAAGTGAGGTTGTTGTCTGGAACATTGTTTCATTACTATAAGTGTAATTATACGTAGCAAAAATCTTATTTGCAGAAATAGATACATTTGAAGTAAGTGTCCAAGCACCTGTACTACCAATAACTGATGAGCTTAATGATGTAAATTCTGGAGCATAACTACCAACTGCACTACCAATATAAAATGAAGGTGTAGGTACACCATTTACAGATAATTTATTAATATCTGCAATAAATGTTGGCAAAAATCCAGCAAAAGCCACATTAGCAGATGTTGCAGAACTTGAAGTAAATACTAGTTCATCTGTTACTGTAGCGGTAAGAACTGGCGTTAAACCTGTCTTAGCCATAGAATAGCAAAGAGCAGTATACTCACCATCGAATCCAACACCAGTACCAGAACCATAAGGTAAACGGGTCGTATACAATGTTGCAGGTGAATTCAAAATTTCTGCGGCTGCATTATAAAAATAACGTTCAGCAGGATTAGTAGGACCAGCATCAGGTCCACCGAAATAAATGTTGTCTAAATCTTCCTTAGAAGAGATTAACAATAATTCGTTTGTTGGGCCTTGACTTGCAAAACCGTGTAATAACACCTTAGTTCCAACTGGTGTATTAACTCTCAAACTTAAATCAATTTCTTTAATTTCAACTCCCGGGCTGTCTATGGTTCTCATATTTTGTTTTCTCCTTATTTATAAAATCAGTAAAGTTTTACTAAAACTCATTCTTTTCAATTATTTAGTTTTTTTAAAACCGAATCCTTTGTTTTTCTTCAAATTATCTTTCCACCATAAAGGTTGAAGATTTGTGTACCAAAAGGCAATTTTAACTTGTTCGGGATCAGATAAGTCAAATACACGTAATGGTTGAATATGGTCAAAATGCCAACCAAACTTGCCATGATTTTCCCATGTCATACCATCTTTAAACTGGTTTTCTATATATTCTTTTAATTTTAATGGTGTGCAACCTAAATAATCTAAAGTTTTACGATCTTTAATATATTTATTACGTTTTAATACTTGTCTAATACGACTACGTTGACTACCAATACATTTCTGAATTGGATCAGTATTTCTTCGTAATTTATTTAATTCACGACGTTTTTCTCTATTTTTTCTCTAGACTTCCTCTTTAATTCATTAACATGATCAGGCATTTCTTCACGACGGGTTCTTGCATACTCAGATTTTTCTTGTATATGATTTAAATAATATTGTTTATTATACACATTACGATGATTATTATCATTTAATCTAGCATTATTATCACACCAATATCTGATTAACGCTTTACTTACATTAAGTATATTACCAATTTCACCATAAGATTTACCTTCTTCTCTTAGAGTTTTTGCTAATATCTTTTCTTCATTTGTATGTATTATTTTCATGTTGGTGGATCAACTAAACTCACCTGCACCTGACCATAAGCAAAATCAAACGAACAAGGGATATCTTCACTACTTTGATAATCGTAATCAAATCCACCTAATTGCGTAATAAATGCATGTTTATAATCAAATTTAATTATATTCACATTATATTCATCTTTAGCATACAATGTCATAGTTGTTTGATATGCATCGTATGGTTTTTGCATTTTAATTTCTTTATAGCGTATTGGATTATTTTTCGAGTCTTTTCTCATAGCATCAATAACTTTTTGTGGATCATTATCAAATTCTGCAAATCTAGGGTCCATACCACTTGTATCAGGATTATTTAAAATGTATAACCACTTCCAGAGGTAAAAATAGTTATTATAACGGTTATCAATTGTAAATTTAACCTTTGTTGTAGGATATCTAGAACGTGTTTGACTAGTAATATGCATAGTTTGTCCCATAAAACTCATGGGAATTTCACTAATAGTGTGTGTAGGTAGATTTATACTAGCTACAGAATATTGCATACTATCTTGATTTAAAAAATCTTTACCACGTTCACAACGAGTTAATTCATTTAATAAAATTGGTGGTGTTGTAATAATTAAAATAAATTTATCAATTTTTGACTTATTGAGTACTGTTTGTGGTGTATTTTCTAACATGATCCATTTCCTTTGAAGTATTTAGCTAAATAATTAGAAATAACAATGAAAACATTCAAACAATTTATTTTAGAATCAGAAGCAGATGTAAATGAGCGTTGGTTAGAACTTCGTAGCGAAGAATTAGCGAATATTATTGGAGAATTTAGACACAGAAAACCAAATACAACACAAGGTTGGACAGTTGTACCAGCAGCCAGATTGATTAAAATTTGGAATGATTATGCCAAAACAGGGGTAATTCGTGATACTAGAGGTTTAGATGTAATCGTAGATAGAATGATTAGAAATACAATAAGATTGAGTATAAATACAGAATTATTAGGACATACCCAAAACGAACCAAAATATCTATTTGATGAATATGATGATGAACACCCCATGACACCAGAAGAAGATGAAGCTTTAGGTGATTTTATTGTAGATCAAAATGGTGCTTGGAGATTAAGTGATTATGGTTTACCAAAATTAGGGAAAATTTTATTTTCACTTATGTCAGCTACAGGTGATGTTGAGAAATTGTTATTGGTAGATCAGATGCTTAATGTTGTCCACGCTAGATCAGATTTAGCTGGTATGTTTGTAGAGGGTGGACAAAAAACCTTGAATAAATTAGCGAGTTAATATGAAAACATTCAAACAATTTATGCTAGAGAGTCAGAATCTATCTGATGAACTATTCCATATGAGAACTCGTTGGAAAGAAATGGGCGTAGATGTCTATATCCATGCAAGAACAGATGAATTAAATTTATCAACTATTAAGGTAGATAAAGATAAACGTGGACAAGGACTTGGAACTACGGTTATGAAGGAAATATTGGATTTTGCACAAAAACATAACTTGAGAGTAACTTTAACACCTTCAAAAGATTTGGGTGCAACATCTGTAGGAAGATTAGTTAAATTTTATCGAAGTTTTGGGTTTGTACCTAATAAAGGAAGAAATAAAGATTATCGTATAAGTGATACTATGATTTGGACACCAAAAGGGATAAATAATTAATATGAAAACTGACATGAGACAAAACGAATTTTACAAGAATTATAAAGAAGTAATTGAAGAAGACTGGAAATCAACTTTAGGTAAAGGTCTTGCAATGGGCGCAATAGGAGCATCAACGGCTTTAGGTGGAATGTCTGCACCGCATACTAAAGAAGTAAATAGAAAAGAACTCAGCATCATTGATAATCAAATAAAACAAAAAATTGATAACCTTATACAGGCTATTGCACAACAAGAATCAGGGCATTTAAATAACCCTAATTATGCCGTTGGTGATAATGGTAGAGCATTTGGAAAATATCAAATACATGTGGAAGTAATTAAAGATGTTAATAAAGTATTTAAAACTAATTATAAACATAAAGATATGTTTGATCCATATAAAGCAGAAAAGGTTTTAAAATTATATCTAGAACATTATGGTAGAATATTCGTAAAAAAACACAAAAGACTTCCTACAAATAAAGAACTTGCAGCAATATGGAATGGTGGACCTAATGGATATAAGAAAAGTAAAGCAAGAATTTATGCAGATAAAGTATTGAAGTTTTTAAATGTATAATAGGTTACAAACTTTTTAAGGGATTAGACTAAATGATGAAAAAGGAAATAGAATTAGAGATTGTAGCACAAACGCTCTATGCTGAGGCGCGTGGAGAAGGGGAGGAAGGTTTAAGAGCAGTTGGTACGGTTATTATGAATCGTTCTAAAACTCACAAACTACCCTTATCCAATGTGTGTCTACAACCTAAAGCTTTTTCTTGTTGGAATTCTGGTAGCACAGATATCCCAATTGATGAACCTGATGTCTATGAAATTTGTGTTCAAATAGCTGATGAAATGGTATCAGAATTATTTGAACCTTATCCATTCAAACACATCAATCCAACTAATTATATTACTGTAAAATTATACAATTCTAGAAGCTGTCCGACTTGGGCTAAAGATCAAATAGGCGAAGTAGTTGGTAATCACATCTTCTTCGAATTGCAATACTGGTAATTAACGTAATTGATTCTGGTCAAACATACTCCAGCCATCGCATAACATATCTTCCATTTCGATATTAGTTCCCATACCACTTTTAGTACCAATAAATACTGGTGTTAATTCATCATCTCCATAACTTCGTTTATATTGATCTAATGCAAAATTAGCATCTTCATCATAATAACCTTTTGAAATTTTTAATGGTTTACCATTATCATCATATTGAACAACTTCAAATATACTCTCGGCAATTACATTAAATAATGCGAATAATGCCCACACTAAAGCCATTACCCTATCATCATAAATACCAGTACTACTTATTTTACTCCAAGTACCATTAGGACGCTTTGTAAAGGTTTCCAACTCTTGAACAGTAGCTACATCATATAAACTTACGGCTTTAAGTGAATTCATCCAATAACGCATATTAGATACACCATCATACTTAACATTTGTAGAACTAACAATACCCCTTTTCTCATAATCAATAGATTTATCAGAACTATAAGAAACAATACGTTCATAATTATAAGGAGCATTTGATAAACCGTTTAATATCTCACCTCCCATATTATTGCGTTCAATTAATAGATATGGCATACCCCACTGTTTAGCAATACTGAAAATTTCTCTAGTAAAAGTAGTCGTATCAACATATTTATTATTGTACACGAAGACTTGTTTAATATTCGTAAGATCGGTAATATCTAAACCTTGAATACAAGATGCCGCACTACCAACACCATCAGCTACGTCAACACCCATTACATAAATCTTCTTAGCATCAGGAGTTTCCCAAACTTTATATTCAGGTGAATTAATAATGTCAGGAGTTCGTGTATATGATCTAAGCTCCTTCAAAAAGGCTCCATCAATAGCACTTTCACCAGTTTCCAAGAACTTACAATCATATTCTTGATCCCATTTTTGTAAATCACCATTTAAGTCAGAAAGTGCTTGTTTTTTGAAAACAGCATCTCTACCAGGGAATTCATCCCACTTAATCTTCTCATGATGCCATTCATTTTCGTTACGTTCTGCTCCTGAATAAGCTTTATAAAAGAAGTTACCTGTTCCATTGGCAGTAGAAATCATAATTACCTTGGAATTCATAGAAGATGAAATAACAGGTAAAACAGATGTAAAGAATTGTTCTGCCATATGACCTTCAACGTGGGCAGCTTCATCAATCAACAATACATTAATAGCAGAACCACGACCAGCAGATGATGCAGTTGTACTTACAAAGATACGACTATCATTACTAAACACCATATTAGTCTTAGCATAGTCTTTAACTCCGGGTTTTAACCAGTTAGGCAAATATTCATAAGCTGTTCTTACACGACCTAAGATTTCGATAGCTGTCTTTTCCTTGTTAGCGACAATTAAAACACTCTTATCCTTCTGGAAACAAGTGTACCAGAGTGCGAAAATAGTAATAATGGTAGATTTACCAATCTGACGAGAAGCTAATAATACAACACGATTATGTTTTGCGAAGCTTTTAAGTACTCTTTTTTGGGATTTGTACAATTTAATAACTTCTTTACCACGATCCAAGTTTACGATTGTGAAGAAGTTTTCGGCAAAGTAGACAATATCTTTTCTAGCTTTGTCTAACATTTTTGTACGTTCAGGTGTCCATTCACACTCATAATTACCTGTAGGAAGGTTCTGATTATTTAAATAAAATTGATTTGATTCTGTTTTTTCCATTGATTTAACTCTCGTTTTCATAAATATTTAGGTAAAGTAAATACAGTTTGCAACTTTTTTTATGAAAACGCTTGAAAATAAAGAAAAATTAAGAATTTGTCGTCAAAATTGGCGATTAAAAAATAAAGAACATATCAAAAAATATAATAAAAAATATCAAAAAGAACATCCAGAATATTTTAAGAAATATCAAGATGAGCATTCTGAATATTATAACGAACAAACAAAAGAGTGGAAATTACATAATAAAGAACATATTAAATTATATAATAAAAAGTGGCAGATAGATAATCCTGATTATCAAAAGAATTATAAAAAGGAACTTCGTAAAAATAATCCAAATTTTAAATTGTATAGTAATATGAGAAGTGTGTTATGGCAATTTTTAAAATCTGAAAAAACACTATCCACAAACGAATATCTTTGTTGTACACAAGAACAACTTTGGACTTATTTAGAAACACAATTCAGAGATGGTATGACTAGAGAAAATTATGGTTCAATATGGCATGTAGATCATATAATACCACTACAATTCTTTATAGATAATGACCTTATGGATGAAACCAGTAAGAAGATTGCTTGTCATTATGGTAATTTACAACCGTTATTTGCACAAGAGAACTTTTCAAAAGGCAATAAAATACCAGAAAAGAAGAATTTTAATATTTTTTATTGAAATGATTATAGAAAATACTAAATATTTGAAGAAATAGGAGAAAACAATTTATGGACAAAAATAATGACGCATTGGCAGCAGCTTATGGATTAGTATTAGAAAGTAAAGATAGTACTACAGTTGGTAATCTTAAAGTCGGACAAACATTTGATGGTGCCGATAAGAAAGCCAAGGACGAAACAACGAAGAATGTAAAGCTAGACAAGCCTGTAGCTGGACCTTCCCAAGGCGACTCAACGGTTGCTGATGGTAAAGGTAAGCCATTGAAGAAGGCTGAGAAGAAGGTTGAAGAGAATAAGGGAATCCCAACCACATTTGATAAACTTTACGCTTCTGTCTTAAATGAAGAAGAAGGTTTGGGTGATATTGCTCCATCAACTGATATCGAAGATTCTTCATTTGATGAAGATACTGGTGACTTTCCAGAAGGCGAACTTGAAGATGAAGAAGGTCTTGGAGAAGAGGGTGCCGAAGGTTTTGATGCAGTCGCAGCTTTCAGTGAATTAGCAGCCGCTATTCAGGGTATTGCTGACAAACTTGCTGGTAGTTCTCCTATGGGCGAAGAAGGTCTTGGAGAAGAAGATGAGTTTGGTGCAGAAGGTGGAGAAGAAGGAACCGAAGAGGATTTTGGTGCAGAACCTACCGCTGAAACACCTTTCAAGGAATCCGCATCAATTGGTAAAATCCCTGCTCCTACAACCCCAAAGGTTGCTAAGAAGACATCATTTAACCCAAAGATGACAAAGACTCCTAAGAACAGTATTGGTAAGTCTGGTGCTGGTAAAGCTGGTCTTCCCGCTGGTAAAGATCGTTCAGGAACACTTTCAAAGGCTCCTGCAACCAAGTTTGGCCCTAAGATGAGTCAAACTGTTGGTGGTGCTGGACCAATCGCCAAGGGTGGTAACGAATCCTTAATTAAGTAAAAAACAAATTAAAAACAAATGTTTTAAGCCCCACAATAAATGTGGGGTTTTTTGTTGGTGGAATTCTGACCACACAATGATAAATACTTATACATGAAAACATTTTCCGAATTTATCAACGAATCAGCCATAGACTTACCAAAAAATAGTCTCGATCCTACAGTCTTCGATTTCTTTGATGATAGATTACCTGTACTTAAAGCTGGTATTAAATACCAAATAGCCAAAGATGTTGACGTTATCGAAGAAATTCTTCATATAAAAAGATTCTATATCGTAGGAAGCATCCTCTCACGTAAATATTCGAAAAATGCCGATATCGATGTTACTGTCGAAGTAGATGAAAGAAATATCGACGAAATGCTAGAAGCTAAAGCTTTTAAACTCGTAGAAAAAATGAACGGTAAATTAGCCGTTGGTACTACACATCCTATTAATTACTACATCTTTGTAAAAGAAGATGAAGAAATTGAAGAAGGTCGCTTCGAAGGTATCTATGACGTAATCAATGACAAATGGATCAAACAACCTAAAGACTTACAATTTAATATCAATAACTACTTAAATAAATTTGAGAACACTGTTTCAAGAGCAGATTTAATGACAGCAAAACTTCGTAGAGATATTATCGACTTTAAAGAGCTAACCACATTTTCTAAAGATGAAATTAAAGACTTACACGAATTACTACAGATCAAACTCTATAAGATTAATACTGATATCGAAGCATTGATTGATTTTAAGAAAACAATTAAGCGTAAACGTGATGAAGCCTTTAACCGTCCATTAGACCCTGACGAAATTGAGAAATTCCAAACTCGTAATCATCTTCCAGATAATGTCGTATACAAAATGTTGGAAAAGTATTACTATTGGGATTTTATTCAACGTCTTGAAGCAATCATAGGTGAAGATGCCAAACTCACTGCAAAGGATGTACGTAAAGTATCACACGCAGAAAAAGAATTCATGGAAGAAAGTTTTAAAACACCTAAACAAACAGATGAATTTTACCAAGCTAATCTAGTTGTATTTGGTGCTTATATGGCTGATACACACGAAGTCATTTTAAAATTAGGATTAAAACAACATTCTCATATGAGTTTACATTTTCCGATCTATAATCAGAATTGTATAATGTTCAGATATTTACCTTCTACCCAAACTATTTATTGGTGGTTTAAACGAATGTCACCTAAAGCAGGATTAGTTGCCGCCAAAGAAGCTTTAGAGAAAAAGGGATACAAGGTTCGAAAACAAGTAGATATGGATGTTGGGAGTGGTTATGAAGACACTCATAATAGAGTTGAGGTTAAAGGTGATTCAGAAGATCGTACACTTATGCCTGAATCTTTCAAACACTTTATGTTCTTAGAAGACGCTAAACCTGTTAAAGCTAAAGAGAAAATGAAAGTAGATATGCCAGAAACTCCTACATGGAAGATACGTAGTAGAGCCGATGGTAAGGTTGTTCCTGAATATAAAAAGGTTGACCCTGCACGAGCAGATTTGAATAATTTTTTGAAACCTTACTTGGCATTAGATTCTTTTAAACCTGTAAAGTTAGGGTTAGTTAAGCTCGTTGGTGGTAAGACTGTAAATGCTGTAGAGATGCTTATAAATGGATTTCCACCTACTAAACCATTAACTGACCAAGAACCTTACAAGTGGTTAGGTAATACTCAGATAATGGTTTACAAAGATGTAGATGGTAATTATTGGATGAAGAAGGGTTAAGCGTAAACCGATCTAAGTATTAATGCTTTTCCAAATTTTCTGTGTGGGTGTTTGGCTTCTACATTATCAAAAAAGTTCTGTGTTACTCGATTACGAATATTTTGCATAGTCTTGTTATTCTCATACACTTCCTCTTTTACTTGCATTAACTTAATCATATCGATTGTTTCACTCATATAATGCTTAATAGCGGGAATCTTAATTTCAATATTATCAAAGTCTTTATTATTTTCTGTGCAAAATCTATCTAGTGTATCTATAGCTGATAAAAGAGATATCCAACGTGCTTCTGTTTCTTTATTCATATTATTTACCTTTCGTTTTTAGTTCAATTATTACTTCTTCAAAAAATGGTATTCCTCTTAGTATAATACCTTTCAAGTCGTTCTCACTTGTTATAAAATCATACTCTTTTATATGTCGTTTGTCAAGGATAATTTTAACATTTTCAATAAAATTACCTCTGGCTATAGGATCATTTATACCACGTTTAATATAATTGTTTACCTCTTGTTGGAGTAAGAATTTTAATCTACGATAAGGGCCAGATACTTTTAAATACTCTGGTGTATCAAATAAACGTTTGATCTTTCTACAGATAGTACAAAGATAGACATTATCTAATTGTTTGCGAGTGGTCACACCGTATTTTTTAAGATTACTACGATATGGTCTATTACGCATGTTAATAGACTTCCCACAGAAATGACATCTAACTAATTTAGCCATTTTGAACTTTTCCTGTAAAGGCGTTTACAAATCCGTGTAGTGTTGCTAAGATTCGATTATTGTCACAGGTTACATCAGTCTTTTTAAGTTTCTGTATGATGTTATTGTATGTGTGTTCAAGAATTTTGAAATCGTCCTTAAACTCTTCGGAAGTTTTTTCTTTTTGGTTTAATTCTGTACGGATAATCTCTTCCATTGTCTTTTTAAATAACTTCATGAAAGCTTCTAAATCTGTTTGTGATGTACCTACAGTCCCAAGCATAACACCTTTATTATAAGAACTATGCGATCCTAATTTAGTCCAATATTCTTCTGCTGGTAAATTAGTTACTTGTAATGGGGTTGGTGTAGTGATATTACTTCTATTACCCGTAATCATTTGGGTGTGTTTAGTGACATCAGTAATAAAATCTAATGGAAGAATTGGATTATCAGACATGGGTATTAGCTCCAATTTGACCAAGTTTTAGTGGTTCTGTGACAATAGCGGTAGTAAAATTAAATACGATTAAATTAGGTTGTTGACATGAACTACAGGGGAAGGTATTACGTAAACTTAATCTTACAGGTACAATATTTCTCGTTTTACAATATGCACAACTCACTTCGACACTTTGTTCTGTATCGGCAAGTTTCTTTTTCAAATCCAACAAAGCTATGGTTTTGATGGTATGACTATGTATCCAATTATTAGATACTATACCGATTAGAAAAATTAATGCAAAACATACTAAAAATGTTGCAAGATAATGACCTGTCATTAATCCAATACCTAAAGATAGAATTAATGCTGGTATAGTTACGTAAGAGAGACTTGTGAGAATTGCTTTTATAATTTGTTTCATAGTAACAATTTACCACACTTTTCTAGATTGTCAAGTTAAATCATCATTGATTCTATATCACTTGAAATTTTCTTGATGGCATTGATACATTGATTAATATATGAAATATCCTTCTTGAGTGTTTCCTTTTGTGCTTTATCAAGTGTTGCACATGTTTTTAAAGTCTGTTTTAATGTAAAACGAGTTTTAACTAAGGTTTCGTAATTATCCCCAAGTTGATTAACAATTCTATCTAAAGGATAAGGAAGAAATTTGGTGTCATGTGACTTACGATTTTCTTCTTCTGGAATAGCATCTGCAACCGATGAAAAAAGATCGTTATGATTACTTTTAGCAGGGCCAACGGACGCTGCCCCCGATGAGGCAGACTGTCCGAAAGACTTTGACATTTGAAAATCTTCTTTTAATGCTGTTCGGAATTTATTCATGTTATTTCTTTATGCCACTTTTCTTTTTGACATCTAATACACACTTTTCGAACTTGCTACCAGCTTTTTTCTTACCACCCGTAGATGCATTACAAACGGCCCAAGGATTCACTTTTTTAGCTTCGGTAAAAGGATTCTTCTTTCCTTCTTCTTCATCCTCTTCCGACTCTGATTCATTTTCTTCTGATCCACCTTCTGCGTGTTCAGCTTCTTCTTCGGCAGGACTTTCAGATTCTTCGTGTTCTACATTTTCCTCGTCGGCAGAACCTTCTTCTTGTCCTTCTTCATTACGTTCAAATCCCTTGATAGCGTCCACTACATTAACAGGAAGTGTAAAGGTCATACCATTAAATTTGATTTGTAACCCTTCTTCACCCATACATGTTAATTCGACACCATCTGAACCTTCTGATTCAATTTCACCAGCTTCACCTACACCATCAGTAGGTTGCATAATATCTTCGGAACCTTCGGCTCCTGCTTCGCCTTCAATGCCCATATCTTTCATAAAATCATCTGTGGCCGCATTAAACATATCTTTTGGTTTATCTCCACAAGCATCACATTGTTCAACAGGAGATACTGCATCACTATTTGGTACAGGTATAATCTTTGCTACTAAAACAGCTTCCATAAATTGGTTAAATTTCTTCATATTGAGTTTCCTTTCAATTATTTAGTACTTTTAATCAACTTATATTCCTTTTCACATTCACGATACATTGGTCGCTTAATTGTGTCTACATAAGTTAATAAGCCTTTATTAATACCTTCGATCATATCCTTTTCAGGTATTTCTAAAGCTTTTGGGTTTTCTTGGTCTAATCTGCACCCCAAAACCTGATATCTCTTTTGGGTTTCATCAAATTTAATCACAGTTAAAAAATATCCTAATAAAAATCCTGATTCAACTGCATACACTTTTCTCGTAATATCCTTTTTCTTGAATATATTCAATAATTTCATAGTAATCCTATTAAAGGTTCATTGCGCTGGTGTTAGTTCCTACTACAGAATCAACTAAATCCGTTTTAGCATCATCTTCGGATTCACCAAGTTCTTCAAGTTCTTTCTTGTAGTAATTTAAGATTTGTGAAGGGGTGGTACGAAACCACTTAGCAGTTTCAACATTAGGTATCTCTTTTGGAGTTATATGGAACCCTTCACTCTTTAAGTTTAAATCTGATAAACGCTCACGAGCGAGTTCTTCAATCTTTTCAATAAGATTACGCTTAATCTGTGCATAAGGAGTGTGTGCATCAAGATCAGCTTTAAATTCATCCATTCCATACACCTCTTGAATATCCTCTTGTGTTATAGAAAAATCAATTCTTGCTGGAATAATAAATCTCACCACATTGTTCTCAATTCCGAGAGCTTCTGTAATTGGAGTCTGTTCTCTACAAATATCCAAATATCGTTCAATTAAACTAATATCTTCACCCATATATTTCTCCTTTGTGTAATATCTTATCAGATTTTAATTATTTATCAACTTTTTATTGAATGTTTGACAAAATGATATAAATAGTTCTATAATGTGCGTATTAGGAGTAAATTATGACCCTTTCAGAAAAAGATAAAACAAATTTAATGCGATTGTATGAGAATGTTAACCGTTTCGCTGGTATCGATCCCGCTAAAGCAGCTATTATTAAAGACGCAGAACGCAAAATGGATCAGGCTTATAACCTCGTTGACCAAGTAGACCCATTCTATTACAGCACTTTAACCAAAATGCTTCCTGATAATCGTAACATCATGGCTCAATTCGGTATCCAAACTATGCAAACCGATGGTAAACTTCTTTACTATAATCCTGTCTTTGTAAATAAATTACCAGTTGATGCAGTATTCACTATTGTAGTACACGAAATTATGCACGTTGCTTTTGGACATCATATCCTTTTTGCTGATATCGATCCTAAAAATCAAAACTTATGGCATATTGTCAATATCGCTTGTGACTTGTCTATTAATGATCTTTTAAAGAATCGTAGCGGTTTTATCAGTGGTGGATTAATCTTAGCTGGTCAAGGTACGTATAAAGATTTGCCAAGTGGTTTAGATGCACGACAATATTATGACCTATTAGTTAAAAAGTATTCTGGTGAGGATAAAAATCAGGAACCCCCACAAGAACCTCAAGATGGTGAAGATGAAGAAGATTCTGGCGACCAAGAAGGTGAACAAGATGGTGGCGATCAGGGTGGTGACGAAGGTGAAGATGGTGAAGGTGATTCAGAAGGTCAAGAAGGTGGCGAGGAAGGCCAAGAAGACGGTGATGGAAGTGGTGAGGGTGAAGGTGAAGGTGAACCTTCTGACGGTTCTGGAAGCGGTTCTGGTAAAGGAAAAGGTAAGGGTAAAGGTAGTTCTGGTGGAGCAGGTGGTGGCGAGGGTGATGAAGAGGGTGTAGAGTCAACGGATATTAATGTACCATCTTTCAAAGACTTCGTAAAACAAGCTGATGCTAATAATAAAGCAGATATCGAAAAGGGTAAAGCAGCTAAAGGTGCTCCTGCTGAGAAACACCAAGACCAAATTGAAAAAGAATTAGATATTCCTACTAAAGATATTATAGATTATCAAAAAACTGGTGCATTCAAACCTGATCCTAATGTTACAGAGAAAAATCAACGTAATGCTATGGCAGAACACGAGAAACAAGTTGAAGAAGAACGTCATGACGCTGAAATGAAAGAAGCTTCCGCAGCTAAACATGGTGTAAGCTATGGTGATGCTAGAAGTAAATTAGGTGTAGGTGATTGGAAAGAATCTTTGGAGAAGACTACTCAACTTAATTGGAGAGAGATTTTACGTGAATTTATTAATACCCCAAGTCCAGAACGTCCAACTTATAATAGACCACCACCAAGATTCGTAGATGAATATGGTAAACAAGGACTTATACCTCGTGGTATGACAGGTCAAACTATTAAGGAATTAGATTTCCTTGTAGATGTATCTGGTTCTATGCCTGATGCAGTAGTTGCAAAAGTATTCGGGGAAATTGCAGATATCGGAACTGAGTTAAAAGGTAAATGTAATGTACGCTTATCTACCTTCAATACTCGTATCCAATCTGAAAGAATGTTTACCAATAGTGGTGAATCTTTCGAATCTATTCAAGCTTTGGAATCTGGTATGAGAGCTATGTTACCAAGAGATGAAGAACATATGATGCGTTTCGATGAAATGCCTATATCTTTCGCTAACTTTAAGTTTGTAAAAACTGGTGGTGGAACTGATGTAACGTCTGCTCTTACCGCTACTAAACACTTGAAACCAAGACCAGCTTTGGTAATCGTATTCACAGATGGTGACTTTATGGAAAATGAATACGCTAGTTTACGTAGTTTTACTGATGATGGTATGAAAATTGTATTCTTGCTTACTACAGAAGATACTTCTCATATCAAAAATAATGCATACTTTGATCCAGTTAAATATAGCATATTCGCAAACGTAGGTA